GGTGTAGAACCTGCTCCTGAGAATGTAGAAGCACAGCAGGAAATAGAGAAACAAGACGAAATACCTAACGAAACCAAACAAGAAGCTGAAGAAAAGAAAGATGAAAATTCTGTTGAGAAACAGGACGAAGAAGAAAAGAAAGATGAAGACGAAGGAGATGATGATATGCAAAAATCAGACGATAAAATACTAAAAGAATTTCAAGCATTAAAAGCAGAAATGGCTGAATTAAAGGCTAGTAAGGTTGTAGCAACAACTCCAGCACCTATGATGAAAGCTGATGAAGGTAAAACTTATAAGACTGTTTTTGATGCAGAGATGGAAAAAGCTAGAAAGAAACATTTAGGAATTTAAGGAGATGGTATATAATGGGTAATATGAGAGCTTTTTTAGAACAAGCTTACGGAAAATACTACGCTGAGAAATACCTTGCTAAATCTGACGACCCTATTTTGTCAACAGAAGCAGGTTATGCAAATGTAGTTTACGGAGCAAGAGCATTTACAAATATATTGTGGAGTGGTAACACTTTTGCAGTATTGACAAAAGATGCTTACAACAAAGAGAATCCTGATGGTATGAGATTAATGTACGCAACAGGAACAAAAGCAACAGGTATCCAAGAGAACGCAGCTTTACCTGATACTGACAAGCCTGACGTATTAGAAGTAAGTGTTGGATTCAAAGAAATCGTTACTGCTTTTGAAGTATCAAACAAAGCAATTTTAAAAGCACGAAACAACGATTATGTTGATTTAATCTACATATTTGAAGTTGAGGGTGAATTGCACACAGCTGGTATGAACGATATGTTATTGGAAGATGCAGATACTTTAGCAGGTTACGATTTAGAGTCTATTGATAGAGTAACAATATCTGAAGCTGCTGTTACTGCTTTAAGTTACACAGCTGGTGACAACGATATGTATAGTTTAGATATTGGAACTTACACTTGGTTTGATCCTATTACTGACCACAATTCAGGAACTGACAGAGAATGGAACTTCGGTTACTTCTTTGAGAACAGTGGTGCTGTAAGAAACAACAACGGTATTGTAACTAAAGGAATCACAAAACCTGATACTTACGGACAAATGATGGCTTCTGCACAAATCCAAGCAAGATACAACCCTTCAGGATTCACTTACACAGCAACTGAAGAAGGTCCTAAAGCAGTATCTGGTGGAGAAATCGGTTACGCAGTAGCAACTATTGATGGTTGCCCTATCTTCCAAGACCCTGGGGTTCAGGCTGATGGTATTGGTAGATTGTACTTGTTAGATGATAGAGATATGTTTGGTTCACCTACATTGTCTTTGAACATTGCAAGTCCAACAAAACTAACAACTGCTAACAACGCTGTATTATTGGATGCTTTGAAAGAGAAGTCTGCTTACGACACATCTGCTGAATTAAGATGTAGAAGTAGATTTAGACAAGCTTCAATAAGAGATTTGAAGGCAGCAAGTTTGTAAAAGAGATTTTTTCTCTTTTATTTTTTTATATGGAGATGATATAAGATGGCGAAAATAGAATTAAGAGATAAGACATACGATAGACAAATAAGTACAGCAGGACATAACTATTACTTTTGTAAGAGCGATGGTCCTAAACAAATAGATATATTTGCTAAAACGAGTGTACCTGGTTGGAAAGACAGGGTAATAAAAGCAGAAGATGGTAGAGAAGCAAATTATAATTTATATGTATCAGTACGAGATTTTATGAGTAACAATATGGTATTCGTAGAATTAACTAAAGAAGAAGAATCATTTTACAAAGCTGTGTGTCCAGAGATACACAAGAAATGGTTAGAATTAAATCCGAAAGAAAAAAAGAAAAAGGAATAATTGCTATAATTAAGGAGGCTGGTGGTTTATGGCATTAGGAAGTGGAACAATTTGGGGACAATTCAAGGGTTATCTTTACGAGTTATTCCCACAAAGAGTAAGAATGAAAAGAATTGCAATAGGTGGATCAACATACGGTGCATTCTCTACATACACAACTGGTGGTGTTGCTTATGATGTTTGTGGAACGTTTGGGTTTGACGAAACCAATACATCAGTAATATTAGACCCTGATGTAACATATACTTGGATTTATGACAAAGCTAATAATAAAATATTTGGTGTTGTTAATGCAACTGGTATAGAAATAGCTAACGGTGTAAACATATCAGCAACTACTATCTATGGTGTATTAATAGGTAAGTGATATGGTTACAATAGAGTGTGAAACTTTAGATGAAGGATTATTAAAAGTGGCTCGGCAATTAGGGTCAGAAATCCTTACTGAAGGTTCACGCAACCTTGTAGAAGGTAATCATGTAGACACAGGCCAATTATTACAGAGTGGTGAGTTAGTATTAACTCCAGAGGGTTGTATTGTAAAATGGGGTTTGGATTATGCCGATTTTGTGGAATTTGGTCGCGAAGCAGGTAGTCCACCACCTTTTGAACCTATACACGATTGGTGTAAACGAAGATTAGGTATAAAAGACCCTGAAGCTAAAAATGTTGCTTGGGCTATAATAAACAAAATAGATAAAGAGGGTATAGACCCAGTTTCATACGCAAGAAACGCAGTTGATGCGGTAATAAGGAAATATAGTGGTTGATATGACAAGTTACAATTTTAATGTATTGGTAAAAGACCAAAGCGAAACCGCAATAGCATCAGCAACAGTTAAAGTATATAAATCAGATTTAACTACGGTTGCGGGAACTGGTACAACTAATGCATCTGGTGTTTTAGCAGCAAATATTTCGCTAAGTGATGCAGATAATGTTCACTATATTGAAGTTAGCAAATCAGGTTATACAACATTTGGTTCATTTTACAACACTTACCAAAACGATACGAGTTATTATGTAAGGTTACCAAGTTATGCGACTACATACACTAATGTAGCAAAGGTAACTGCATTTATGGGTATGGCATCAAACACTTTTAGTACCACATCAACACCAACCGATTCAGCAATAGCAAATATGATATTAGGTAATGAAGGTGAGATTGACAAATTCTTAATGAGTTCTTGGAAAGAGAACACTGTTACAAATGAGTTCCACGATTTAAGCACTGAAGTAGTTAATTCAGAAGGTTTTGTAAGGGTGTGGGCAAAACAAAGACCATTAATGACAAAGGATTCATCTTGGAAGATAGAGGTTTGGGATGGGTCAAGTTATACCGATTTTGTAACAGACAAAACAGAGGACAGGGACGAAGATTATTATTTTGATTATGATAAAAGCATTTTATATATCAAGCCTACGGCTTATGGCAAAGATGTATTAAGATTAACATATACTTGGGGCTACACAACTGTACCTTACGAGATAGAAAAACTATGCACATTAAAAACAGCACTGAACTTGGTTGATTTAGATGATTTCGCTGCAAAACTTAGAGTCGGAGACCAGCCATTAGCAAGTAAAAGAGATAGTTATTTACAACAGATAAAAGCACTTGAAAGTAATCTTAGAAAAATTAAGTTCTAAGATTTAGTAAGATATATTTATTTATTGGGGGTGCGTTGAGATGTTGAACGCAAGTAGGTTAATAAAAGATTTATTATACACTAATTGGACTGCTAGCAACACAGGAAATCGTACACCCACAATAAGCGAGTATAAAGACAAAAAGCGAATTAACGGATACAACAATACAGATGTATGCTACACATATAATAGAAGATCTGATGAATATCCTTCAGCAGTAGGTAATGTTGCTAGGAGAGTAATTTATAGAGTATCTATTGATTTACGAACTAATTTAACTGATGATCAAGTCAATTTAATGGAAGCTGAAGCAAAGCGAATTATACGTAATAATGTTAATTACTTGGTTCCTGTTGGCACAACACATTCAACAGCAGGTCAACAGGTTATTTTAGAAGTAATAGGAACAACACCATTTAGTAATACCGAGAGTTCTGATTATGTTCATAATTATAAACGAGTCATTGAAATTGATATGACTTCGTGGAAGGAGAGTGTATAAGATGAAGTTTAAATACTTAGGCGAACAACAGAAATTTAAGACTTCTACAAACACAGGATTATTTTATGAATTTGAACCTGAGTGTGAAGTAGAAAACAAAGATGATATTGAGTTTTTCTCTAATCATCCAAAGTATGAATTAGCAGAAAAAAAGAAAGTAAAAAAAGGAGATGATTAATAATGGTATATGACAGCGGATATTCAAGTTTCTACCGTCTAAAATTAGAAACTGATTGGGGAACAGCAGTAACACCAGATGTAGATATAGGATTACTAGAAGCAACAGGTAACATATCACAAACACAAGGTATAGAAGAAAACTATGCAACAGGGACAAGAAAGAACAACCAACTAACTTATGGTAAACACGCCGTAAGCGGAAGTTTAACAGGAAAGATGTTAAATGGAAAATTATTAGCATACACATTAGGTACAGATACGCCGACAGGTTCAGCAGAAACAGGATATACTCACACATTAGCAGTATCTGATACAACTGCATTGAGTTCATTTACACTAGGACAATACCATATCTCAACAGATAAAGGATTGGTAGCCGCAGGATGTAGAATAAACGATGCGAGTATAACATTAGACACAGGTGGAATTTTAACTGCAACATATAATTTTATTGGAAAACAAGTTGCATCCTTAGCGTCAACAGTAGGAACAAGACCAGCAGTAGCACAGACTTTATTACCTAGTTATACAGGAACAATAAGTTGGAACTCAGTTGAAGCAGAATGTAAATCATTTACTTGGAATTATACAAACAATTTAGGTGATGATGAATATTCTGTTGGAGATAGAAGAAGAAAAGCAATAACACAAGGCGCAATTGGAATTTCAGGATCGTTTGTTTTAGTATTTTCGGGATTAACCGAATATGCAGACTTCCAAAGTGCTTGGTCAACAGGTATAGAAGTAGGAACTAAAAGAGCATTAAGTTTAGTCGCAACGACTGGAGCTACAACAACATTATATGAATTAAGTTTAGGAATGACAAATGTTACATTAACAGAAATAAACCAAGCAATACCTTTAGATAACAGCAGAATTGTAGCAGAATATAATTATACCGCAACAGCAATGGGAGATGTAACATACAAAGATCAGTTTGCAACAACATATATAGCATAAGAATTAATCTTATGCTTTAATTATTTATTTATTGGAGGCAGATACAGATGGAGAAATTGGTAACGTATAATGGAGAAATGGTTACATTACAGAGTATAAGTTTTGAAGAGAGAATGAATTTCATAGAAGAACTTAGCAATATTGAAAAGGAAAAAGATTTAAATGATATAGAAAAGACAAAAAAGTTATATTCATTAAATTTTGGAATGTTAGAAAAATTAAGTAGAGGTAAAATAAGAGCTACAGATTTGTATAAACAAGATGCCGAAGTTGTTGATAATTTGGTTCAAGATTTACAACAAGCATTAACATCAAGTATACAAAAAAAAAATTAGAAATGTTTATTAAATCAGGAGAAACTATGCAAAAGGTTTTACTTAGCGAAGGATATTTAACAGAGAAAGAAATGCGATTGATATTATACGAACGTTTGAGCAAAAGATATGGTTGGCTTCCTAGTCAGATAAAAAATGAATCTGCAGAAGATGTAGAAGGATATTTAGTAATTAGTAGTACGCTGAAAGATGAAGGTGTTCTAAATGGCAAAGATGGAAATTGATATAAATGTAAAGGGTAAGGGAACAGAAGGAACCACATCATCATCAGGTTCAGGAACAACTGCGGTTTTGGGAATGAGTAAGAAATTATTAGGTGTTTTGGGAGCTATTGCTGGATCTACAGCCATACTAGCAAAAGCTAGTCCTGCATTTATGGGTTCATTTAAGGTGCTAGAAAAGGCATTTATACTAACTTTTAAACCATTAGGGGATTTAATAGGAAGATTATTAAGACCTGTACTGATTTTATTACTACGTTGGGTATACGAACAATTAAAAATGAGTAAGAAGAACTTAACTGAAGGGGAAAAGGGTATTAAAGAAGGTTTAGCAAAAATTGGTGATGCACTTAAAACAGGAGATTCTGCTTTAGGTCAAGCAGGAGTGGCAGAAGCAGGAATGGGTATGTTACAATGGTTTTTAGGATTTTTAGAATCAATACCGATATTAGGATTAGTTGCGGTTTTAGGAGAAAAAATTGGAACGTGGATAGCAGAGAATATAATTAATCCCTTGTTAAATTTATTTGATACTGTAAACAAAATATTATTGGGAGTTGCGTCAAAAATAGGAGTATGGATTTATGATAATGTAATAAAACCATTTTTAGCATTAGTCTTAGCAATAAATAAAAAATTCTTTGAGTATATAGGACAAGTTGGAACTTGGGTATATAATTATGTTATTTCTCCTATAATGACTACTTTGACAAATATTTATCTTAAAATAAGAAGTTATTGGGATCTAGTAAAGATTTGGGTATATACTAATATTATATCTCCTATAATGGTTTTCTTATTGACTATATATACTAAATTAAAAAGTTATTGGGATGCGGTAAAAACTTGGATTGAAACCTATATAACTACCCCAATAGTTACTTTTTTTGATGCAATAAAGCAAGAATTAACTGGAGAAAAAGGCATTTTATCTAAAGTTAATGGGTGGATAAGTAAATATATATCTAATCCTATAAAAAGTTTATTATCTTGGATTAAAAGTAAAATAGCTGGGGCAAAATCAGGTGATGATGGAAGCAGTTCAAGTGTTCAAGATGCAAT